CGGCGCGAGTCGTAAGGTACAGCATTGCGGTTCATCGCCAGCCGCTCGTATCAATAACAGCAATGCAGGTGTGAGCCTGTATTGCTTCCGGTGTGGTGAACAGCAGTTCGTACCACATGGTCCACGCAGTGCTTCTGAGATACTAGCAGCACGTGCAGCCACAGAGGAGCTAAGAGAGGCGCGCAGCATCCCTGCGCGGTGTCAGGTACTCACAGACCCTGATGTGCCCTCAGAGGCGCTCTTATGGACTCTCAGGACAGGTCTAACGCCAGAGGAGGCAACAAATGTATACGGTTTCAAATACGATCCGAAAACTAGAAGAGTTCTTATACCGCTCACTGGGGGCTTTATTGCGAGAGCGGTCTTCAACGAGTTTCCTAAGTATATCCGATCAGGGAGTATGGATCAGGAAATCTGGGAACAATATGTGGACGAAAGTACAACCTGCGTCATCACGGAAGACATCTTATCGGCGATTAAAGTCTATCGCAGCGGATTTAGCAGCATTGCGATCCTCGGAACGAATGTCTCTACAACCGCCGCTGCCAAAATAGGGGCATACAGCACTGTTGTATGCTGGACAGACGCAGATAAAGCAGGTGACGCCGCGTGGCTAAAGCTAAGGAAGCGCATGGGTCTATACGAAACTACACTACAACGAATACGCACCTCGGATGATCCGAAGATGCTTCACATAAACGAGATAAAGGATAAGATAAATGAGCATTGTAAATAGCCTAAATATTCTGGATGGTTTAATTCAAGAGTTGATTGATGAAGCACGTCAGGAGGGCATTTCCGAGGGCTATGAAAAGGGCTATGAAGATGGTACAGATTGCGGCTTTGCTGATGGCTATGAGGAAGGTAAGGAAGAAGGATTTGCTGATGGCTATGAGGAAGGTAAGGAAGAAGGCTTTGCTGATGGGCATGAGGAAGGCGTAGAGACAGGTAAAAACATCGGATATGAAGATGGCTGTGTTGATGGCTACTACGAAGCTAAGTATGGTCGTGAAGATGATTGATCTAGCCCTACTGCGCATAATGAAGCACAGGGAGGATTACTACCGTATCAGGAACCGTGTGCCTAAAGCTGCGATTGACTCTCAAACGCTTGCGTTGATTGATGACTTCGACACCTACTTCACACGTATGCCTGATGCACAGGTTATCAACATGGGTACATTCCTCCCTATGTTCCGCGCTGCACACCCGACTATGAGTCCCGATCAGATCGCCTCATACGAAGGTATTCTGCCACGCTTAACAGAAGATGTCGGTGAACAAGAACGCTCCGGTATCATGCTTTCTATGTTAGAGCTACGCCTTGGTACTGATATGGCTCAGTTACTGTCACGCTGGGATGAGGGCGATCTGCCTAACATCCATGCGGCTTTGACTCAGGTATCAGATGACTTCGAGCGTGACGCTAATATCAAGGCTCTCGACTACATCAAGATGGACATCAATGGGCTGCTAACAGACACCCATGAGGACAAGGGCGTGAGTTGGAGACTCAACTGCCTCAATGATTCAATGCGTAATCTACAGGGCGGTGACTTCGGTATCATCGCAGGGCGACCAGATAAGGGTAAGACTACCTTCATCGCCTCTGAGGTGTCTCACATGGCCTCTCAGCTATCACCTGATCGTAACATCGTGTGGTTGAACAACGAGGGCAAGGGTGAGCGCATCTACATGCGCCTGATCCAAGCTGCTCTGAACGCTCAGATGTCAGAGATCAGGGCCATGCGTGCCGCTGGCAAAGACATCGGACAAGAATACGCTAAGGTCGTGGGTGATATACATCGCATCCGCATTGTGGACATCCACGGCCTTGATACATATGCTGTTGAGAATATCCTCAAACAGAACAGCGCAGGTATCGTGGTGTACGATATGATCGACAAGATCAGGGGCTTCGGTGACGCTGCCCGTACAGACCTAGCACTTGAGTCCATGTATGACTGGGCACGGGAACTAGGTGTTAAGCACGACATGATCGGTCTAGCTACGTCTCAGATCAGCAACGAGGGCGATGGGATGCAATTCCCCACGCTGGGTATGCTCAAGGACAGCAAGACAGGTAAGCAAGGCGCGTGTGACTTCCAGTTGATGATCGGGGCATCTAATGACCCTAACCTAGCTGGGTTGCGCTACCTCAGTCTACCTAAGAACAAGCTACGTCGTGAAGGCACACCGGGTGATCCGCGTGCTACAGTGAACTTCAAGCCACAGGTGGCACGCTTTGATGACGTGCCTATAACAATGGAGGATTAAATGGGAACTAAACCAACAAGAGGACCAGCAGCACCTATGCCATCCCATTATTCAATGATAATAAATAAAACAATTAAGGAAGAAAATAAATGATCCAATTAACACGTCAAGATAAAGATGGTGAGCGTTCAGCTTGCATCATTAACACTAAGTACATCACTGCTGCTATATATGTGACAGAGATGGGTTCCACTGCTGTTAGTATGTACCGGCAACCTACAATCTGGGTATCAGAAAGTCCTGATGAGATTTTGGAGAGTATCAATGGGTAAGCGTAATGAATGGGAACAGGGCGAGATTGACGAGGCTATGGATAACTCCTCTACTCTAGCAGAAGCAGCTACATATCTGAATACCTTTAGTGGAGATCGTCAGAAGGTCACACGCCAGAACCTACAGACATGGATCAACGCAGATGCAGTGCCTGAGACCACAGAGGTCATGGACAACTTCGAGTTAGTCCGTACCAACCGTAACCTCACTAACCGCAACAACAAGCTGGCCCGTGAAATCCGTGCTCTGGGTGACGCTGTTATCTCTAAGAGTGACACGCTCCAAGCTATCGCACAGGCTGTAGCAGTGGCAGAGCCTATGTGGCCTATACCTTATGTACCTAAGCCGATCAATGGACGTAAGCTCACGATTGAGTTGCTGTTCTCTGATCTACAGATCGGTAAGCTCATGGATGGCTACGACAGCCAAGTGGCAATGCGCCGCGTTGATGAGTGGATCAGGGTAGCGATGATGCGTATCGAAGGCTACAAGACACAGGGATACCAGATCGAAAAGATCATTCTGGCTGTGCTCGGTGACGTGATTGAATCAGACAAGAAGCACGAGAACTCTGGACGTGGCTGTGATGTCGGTACGGCAGAGCAAATGCGTATGTCTGTTGACATCCTGTTCAACAAGGTCATCAAACGCCTTGCACTTGTAGGCGCTCCAATGGACGTTGTTATGGTCACAGGCAACCACGACCACGACGGACATGGCCTGTCTATGTTCATGCCGGGACGTGAGCACCTCTCATGGCCTCTCTACAACGCTGTGCAGATGCTTACAGAGACAGCAGGTATCAATGCTGAGTTCTTCATTCCAGAAGGTAGTCACCATATCCACAGTGTGTACGGGGCTAACATCTTGTATGAGCACGGTGTAGGTGTATCAACCTCTGAGGCAGCTATGAAGGCACACGTTGCCAAGCGCATCAATCAGGTCAAGGAATATATCCACCTGTTCCGTATGGGTGACAAGCACAATATCTGCCGCTTCAACAATGACCGCTTCACAGTCAACGGTGCTTTCTTCGGTGATGATCGCATTGGCTCTGACTTCTCAGGCATCAAGGGCTACGACGGTGAGCCAGCACAGGTTATGTTCGCTTATGTAGAGCGTGACAACAACCGACGCACACCTATCTTCGACAGCCTAGTAATCCAGTTAGGACACATCACATGAATACGGAAGATGATAAAGAACCAATCCACGACGAGCCTTGCTGCTGGTGTAACGATGAGGAGCCAGAAGAACCTTGCTGCTGGTGTGGTAAATGAGCGCCTTAGATACACAGATCGGCGGCGGTCACTACAAGACTAAAGGAATCCAGCCCGTTGAGTACATCTTTGCTAACGACCTCAACTTCTTCGAGGGTAATATCGTTAAGTATATCACACGTTGGCGAGACAAGGGCGGTGTAGAAGACTTGTCTAAGGTTATCCACTACGCACAAATGCTGAAAGAAATGCACATAAAAAAGGAAAGGAAGTCGGACAATGGTTAATCGCAGCACATACGTCCTTGAGCGGTACTACCGGTTGCTCAAGGCACAAGACAAGCAGGTTCCAGTTGATCTGGTGATGGAGTTAAACGCAAGGGGATAAACATGGCTTATATGATCTTCGACCTAGAGACACAAATCCACAAGTCACATAGACGGGTAGCCAATCCCTTCCATGCTGATAACTACGTGGTAGCACGAGGCTGGAAGGTTGAGGGTGATACAGAATGCACCGCTGAGTTCTTTAAGGGTAAGACACAGGACAACTACCTGCGCATACCCCCCTCTGTTGATGTACTCGTAGGACACAACATCAAGTTCGACCTGCTCTATGAGATGGCTAACAACAACCCTGACCTCAAGGCGTTCTACAAGCGCGGTGGTAAGATACACTGCACACAGTACGCTGAGTATCTACTGCGTGCTCAAGATCGTAAGTTCCATATGAATAGCATGGACCAGATCGCTGAGTCATACGGTGGGCGCACTAAGATCGACGGTATGAAGGAACTCTGGAAGGCTGGCGTACAGACTGCGGACATCGACCCTGATATGGTGAGAGACTATCTCATCGGTACAGAGGAAGAAGAACGCAACTCAGGCGACATCGGCAATACAGAGTTGATCTACATCGGACAGATGCAAGAAGCAGCAGACAACAACATGCTGACTACACTAGCTGTTCGGATGGATGGCCTAGCGGCTACTACAGAGATGGAGTTCAACGGCATTAAGGTTGACACCTCAAGAGCACGTACAGACCTACAGAGACTCTCTACGGCGCTCTCAGAGGCAGAAGTAGAGTTAGAGGAGCACATCCGCTTCATACCAGAGGAAGTGAACTTCTCTTGGGGGTCTATTGTACACAAGTCATGCCTGATCTACGGAGGTACTATCCGATACAAGAAGCAGACCACATACTTGGACGATAAAACAGGAGAACTCGCTCGGTTAAAAGCAGTCGAGAAACAACCTGTCACCAAGGATGGTGAACTAGTGTACTATCTATCTGGTTTGAAAAAAGGGGAACAGAAATTTAAGAACGTAACTGTCCCCGGCGAATTGAAGGTGAAGTATCAGGACTTCTTCTACGAGTTAGATGGATTCGCTGATGCTAAAGCACTTGAGATTGCGAAGGGTGCCAACACAGACGGTAAAGATCAGCCTGTCTACTCAGTAGATAGTGATTCCATTGCCCTGCTAGGCCACCTAGACGTACCCTTCTTGAAGGCGATGGCTAAGAAGTCAACGCTGGATAAGGAGATCGGCACCTACTATGTCACAGTTGACAAGTCAGGTAACATGAAAGGGATGCTCACCTGTGTCGAACCAGACACTAAGATCATCCACCACGCTCTGAACCACACATCTACCGTGACATCACGACTCAGTGCCGCTAACCCTAACATGCAGAACATCCCACGTGGCGACAAGTCCACGATCAAGGCTATGTTCGTAAGCCGTTTCGAGGGTGGTAAGGTAGCTGAGATCGACTACAGCCAGCTAGAGGTTGTGGTGATGGGCCTACTATCAGGTGATCCTAAGCTGACGTCTGACTTGCTTGCTAAGGTTGACTTCCACTGTGTACGAGTCGCAGCCCGTGAAGGCTGCACGTATGAGGAAGCAAAGGAATGGTGCAAGAACGAGGATCACGTCAACCACGCAGTCTGGAGCGTCTTCCGTACTGAGTGTAAGGTGTTCTCATTCCAACGTGCTTACGGAGCAGGGGCGAGTACAATCGCACTGTCAGCTAACATGACGGTTGAGAAGGTCAAGGAGATGATCGTCGTCGAGGAGAAGATGTATCCCGGTGTCGAGAAGTTCCACGCTGGTGTTGAGAAAGAAATCAACGCCACAGCAGAGGCGTTCAGAGACCCTGAGCGTGGCTACCGTGTGTTCCGCAAGGGTACATGGCAGGCACCCACAGGCACACTGTACGGCTGGCGTTCATGGGACGCACCTAAGTTCATGAAAGACCGAGGTGTCGACGATACGTTCAGCCCACCTGAGATCAAGAACTACCCGACACAGGGTACAGGTGGTGAGATCGTGCAGATGATCCTTGGTGTTCTATGGCGTTACTTCGTTAAGATGGATAACTGGGGAGACAAGGCGTTCCTTGTCAACACAGTACACGACTGTATATGGTTCGACCTACATCCAGACGTAGCGGATGAGGTACTAACTTTATCCAAGAAGATCATGGAGTCCGTACCGCAGTTACTGAAGCACTTCTTCGGTATCGACTGTCCGGTTCCATTCCCTGTAGACGTAGAGATAGGTGACAATATGCTAGAGTTAAAGCATTGGCATCCTAATCCCTCCCTATAGAGCATATCACTAATCCCTCTTTATAGGGGAAAGATAATACAAATATAAGTATGTATAAGTATATATAACAAGTACTACTATACTACCTTATATATTACTATATAATCACATATCTGGAGAGATAACAATATGACTAACCTATTAGATCAAGCAGTAGCAGCAGCAGCAACTACAGACCAAACAGTAGCACCAGCATCATTCGAGTATGAAGTAGCACCAGCAGGTTATACTACAGCACGATTCATTGGATACATTGAAGTAGGTAAACAGAAGCAACGTGCATATGAGGGTGTAGAGAAGCCTGATGCAGCAGAAGTACGTCTATCCTTTGAACTCAATGGACCAAAGCATATCACAACATACGAACATGATGGTGAGACTAAGACACGTACTAATGTTATCCGGCAGTCAATCACTATCAGTATGCACGAGAAGGCTAACTTCGCTAAGTTGCTCAAGAAGATGATTGCCGGACGTGAGGGTATCAAGCACATGGCACAGATGCTGGGTGAAGGCTTCTTGATTATGATTAGCCACTCTAAGTCTAAAGATGGCAAGAAGACCTACGCTAACATGAAACAAGACAGTGTATGGGCTATCGGTGCTCCTATCACCACAGACCCTATCACCAATGAGGTCAACGTACTCAACGTACCAGAGGCTACACAGGACATCCAGTTGCTCTTGTGGGATACACCTACCAAAGAGCAGTGGGACTCAGTGTTCATCGACGGTGAGTACAACAAGACAGTAGACGGTGTTACAACCACAGTGTCTAAGAACTTCATCCAAGGTATTGCGATGCAGGCTAGTAACTTCACAGGCTCCCCTCTGGAGTCACTGGTCATCGGTACTGATGATCTGGTTAAGGAACTAGCTGCTCCGGCACCTGATCCTGCTCCTGTAGCTGCTGATCCACTGGCTACTAACGATCCACTCGCAGCACTGGGCCTGTAATGGACTTAGGTAGCATAGCGTTACCCGATCAAGTGGGGGAGGATATCTATCCTTCCCCTGTACCGGGCAGAGTAGCGCACATCGACGCTGACTTCATGTGTTATCAAGTATCAGCCGAGACCCGTGACGAGTTGGATGGCATCAAGCCACGCAAGTCGTTAGACGATATGAAATACAACGCCCGTCGTGGCCTTGAGCATCTAATGCGTATCACTGGTTCTACCCGCTACGTGGCTCATATCACGCCCAGCGCATCTAACAAGGGCAACAGAGACGCCCTAGCACTAACCAAGGGCTACCAAGCCAACCGTAAAGACAAGGCCAAGCCTGAGCACCTCGGCACCATCCGTGCATACATCGGGGAGATGCTACCTAGCATCGTCCACCTCGACCAAGAGGCTGATGACGGTATGGCTCAGGCTAACTACAACGCTAAGGACAGTAACCTTAGTGTTATCGTGTCTAAGGACAAAGACCTACGCATGGTGCCGGGATTGCACTGGGACTTCGATGACGAGTGTATCGTTGACGTAGATGATCCTTTTGGTTCCATCTGGGTTGATCGCAGTAAGAAGTCCGCTAAGCTCACAGGCTGGGGGACGAAGTTCTTCTGGGCTCAGGTGCTCATGGGGGACACAGCGGACAACATATCCGGTCTGCCGCACATTACTATAGGCTATAAAGACAAGAAGGTAGGCCCGATAGCAGCATTCAATCTGTTGGAGGACTGCAAGACTGACCTAGAATGCTTTGAGCTAATCAAGAGTCTATTCAAGGAATCGTCATATCCGTGGCATGACTACCGCGATGGCAGACTCACATTATGGGCTCTGCACATGGTATCAGATATGCAGCTATTGTGGATGCGACGTAAACCCGATCAAACCGATGTAATAGAGTGGCTAGGAGAGCTAAAGTGAATACATATAAATACAGTGTATGGGTCGAAGGTAAGATCATGACAGAAGGTCAGGATCGCCTAGTAGAGAACACCCTCGGTCTCGTAGGAGAGGCTGGAGAGGTTGCGGAGAAGATAAAGAAACTAATACGAGACGATACACGGTTTTCAAATGCTGATATCATTAAGGAGCTAGGTGACGTGGTGTTCTACGCCACAGCACTAGCTAACTACTACGGCGGCACTCTGAATGATGTACTAGAAACGAATGTTGAAAAGTTGAACAGCCGCGAAGAACGCGGCATGATGAATGGAAGTGGTGACAACCGATGAAGAACTCAGAAGTAAATACATACGGACCTAAGATCGGAATCTCCGAAGAAATCCACGCCATGAAGTATCGCTCTAAGGGTGAGGACTTCAAGGCAAGCCAGACACGAGTAGCAGAAGCACTGCGGGATGGCCCTGAGCATTTCGAGGCATTCCGCCACATCCTGTACGACATGCGCTTCCTAGCAGCAGGCCGAGTGCAGGCAGCTATGGGCGCACCGCGCCGCGTCACCCCATACAACTGCTTCGTATCTCTGAAGATCGAAGACTCTATGGACGGTATCATGAACGCAGCACGAGAAGCTGCTAAGACTATGCAGCTAGGTGGTGGCATCGGCTACGACTTCAGCACACTGCGTCCGAAGGGTGCTCTCATCAAGGGCTTAGACAGCCGCTCTAGTGGTCCTATGAGCTTCATGGGTATCTTTGACGCAGTATGCAAGACCATCGCCTCAGCAGGGCACCGACGCGGTGCTCAGATGGGCGTCTTGCGTGTTGACCATCCAGACATCCAAGAGTTCATTAAGGTCAAGAACAACACCACTACGCTCACACAATTCAACCTCTCAGTAGGTGTTACTGATGCGTTCATGACTGCTGTTAAAGACGGCACTGAGTTCGATCTAGTCTTTGAAGGCCGTGTGTATGACACGATTGATGCACGAGCACTCTGGGATGACATCCTGCGTTCCACATGGGATTGGGCTGAACCGGGAATCCTTTTCATGGATCGTATCAACAAGAAGAACAACTTGTGGTACTGTGAGACTATCGCAGCTACGAACCCATGCGGTGAGCAGCCTTTGCCACCGAACGGTGCGTGTCTCCTTGGCTCATTCAACTGTGTGAAGTACATCGCTACACATCGTACTGGTGAACGTCACTTCAACTACCAGATGTTCAAAGAAGATATCCCACACGTAGTACGAGCTATGGATAACGTAGTTGATCGTGCTGTGTTCCCACTGGAAGCACAAGAGCTAGAAGCTAAGTCCAAGCGACGTATGGGTCTGGGTCTGACTGGGGTAGCTAACGCTATTGAGTCTCTAGGCCATGAGTACGGCTCTCCTGCCTTCCTAGAGGTACTCGAAGAGATCATGACAGTGTTGCGGGACACATGCTACGAAGCATCCGTTGCACTCGCTATTGAGAAGGGTGCCTTCCCATTGTATGACGAGCGCCTCCTTGAGAGTGAGTTCGCTCTTACACTACCAGATGAGATCAGAGACCTGATCCGTCGCTACGGTCTGCGTAACAGCCACTTGCTGTCCATCGCACCGACAGGCACTATCAGCCTCAGCGCCGACAACGTATCATCCGGTATCGAACCAGTGTTCTCCTACGGCTTTGATCGTACCATCCAGACATTCGATGGTCCTACCATTGAGCACGTAGACGACTACGGTTATCGTGAATGGGGTGTAAAGGGTGCTAAAGCTGATGACCTACCAGTCATGGCTCACGTAGCTGTTCTGAACCTAGCATCCAAGTATGTTGACTCAGCCTGCTCTAAGACCTGTAACGTCGGTTCTGATGTGACATGGGAAGAGTTCAAGGACGTCTACATGGCAGCATACGATGGCGGCTCCTCCGGTTGTACTACATTCCGAGTAGCAGGTAAACGATACGGTATCTTCAACGCTTCAGCCTCTGAGGATGTAGCAGTAGAGGAAGTACCGGAAGAGAACAACGACTTCGTTGAAGAGGGCGCAGCCTGCTTCTATGATCCAGCAACAGGAAAGAAGACTTGTGAATGATTAAAGCAACCTACCTAGCACATATGGGGGAGGACATGGACGTTGCAGATGCAGCGCGAGTGTCCTTCGCCAAGAAAGCAGAGGGTTATTCAGACGAGGGAAACCACAAGCTGATTAACTTCTTAGCACGGGAGGGGCATATCGCCCCTTTCGGTCACAACTACCTCCGCTTCCACATCAAGGCACCTATCTTCGTAGCACGTCAACTCGTGAAGCATAAGTTCATGCGGATGTCAGAGGTATCTAGGCGCTACGTTAAGAGCGACCCTGAGTTCTACATACCATCCACATGGAGAGCAGCGGCGGATGACGTCAAGCAAGGCTCAGTCGGTGTAGCTAAATCGCAATACTTCCCGACATCCTACATGACACAGACACAGGAAGAGTCAACACAGCGGTATCGTAAGATGATACAGCAAGGTATCTGTGCTGAACAGGCCCGTATGATCCTCCCTGTGAACGTCTACACGGAGTGGTGGTGGTCAGGTAGCCTAGACGCCTTCGCTGATATGTGTAACCTGCGCTGTAAGCCTGACACGCAGTACGAGACACGTCTGGTAGCTGATGAGATCAGTGCAGAGGTGCAGAAGCTGTTCCCAGTATCATGGAGTGCATTATGCGGCTAAAGACCTCACAGATAGCACCTGTACGTGCTAAACTACTAAAAGCGCAGGAGTACAAGTGTCCCCTGTGCGGCAAGAGTATGAAGGGTGGGCAGAAGAAGCCAGCCTTAGATCACGACCACGCTACCGGATACATCCGCGACGTGTTGTGTTTGAACTGTAACGGAATGGAGGGTAGGGTGTTTAACCTAGCTCGACGTTGCGGTGCAGGTAATGAACTAGAGTGGATCACTAACTGGCTAACATACCAGTGGCGGCACACTCAACCACAACACGGTGGATTATTCCACCCCACGCACAAGACCGATGAAGAGAAGCGAATAGCTACGAACGCAAAAGCCCGGAAGAAGAGGGCTGCAATCAAAAAGGGATAAGCATGGCAACGATTCAAGAGCAGTTAGACTTCGAAGAAAAGATGATCTACCAAGGCGTAGACCGCTTCCGCAAGCAGCAGGAGGAGGCAGCTACATCACGCGGTTCCGAGACCTCTGCTGGCAGCACTTTGCTTCGCAGCTACGTCTTGACAATCTCAGACCATATCTCTCTGTACCTCGACGGCAAGCACCCACAAGGCCGTCGTCGTAACCGTGTAGCTAAACTCGTACAGACAGTAGACGTTGATAAGATCGCATTGCTATCCCTGCGCTGCATCATCAACGCCTTCTACACACAGGCCACTACACTGACGTCAGTATGTACTCAGATCGGTCGCCGTTGTGAGGATGAGCTACGGTTCATGCACTTCGAGACGGAGTTCAAAGAATACTACGACAGCCTCATCCGTGACTTCCAGCGTAAGAATGTAACGA